TACGCTGTGTCCGCGACCTGCCATGCCGCCAAACTGATGTATTGCCGCGTAAACAATATTTGTGCCCAGCTCCATCCTGTCCGGATATGCCTGAGGATGCAGAGAGCCCATAAGTATGCGGTTGAATATCAAAATATCTTTGTCGCTTCTCCCACGTTTTGCCCTCTGTCTTCTTGTCGATTCCGCAAGTGGCTTCCAGGGCGTACCGTCAGGAGCGCGATGCTCCTGAAAATTACGCATCACGCTCTCGTGCTCTATTTCGCCGATCTCCCTCATTACCGGCGTCATATCTGTCATGTGCTGCATCACCCGGTCAAACAGATCCCTCATCTCAGTGTCATCAATTTTTACATTTACGAGAGCGCCTGCCATTATTTTGATCCCTTTATAATCCGCCAGGCGAACCACAGCCTTTGCCCGATGGGAAGCTGGCCTATCTGTCTCACCATTTGATTAAACCGCTTATCCGCCATATGCCGCGCAACCTGTCGAATCTTTTTCTGCACCTTCCCGCTCATTTTAATAACCGCTCATCTTGTCACGGTCAAAAATCCGCTCGTTTGACGATATGTTTACAGAATGGCTGGTATTAACCGGCGCAGGGGTCACAGATCCCAGGCTAATCTTGCCGTCAGCTATCCTTTCCAAAAACCGAATAGCCTCTTTATGACGTTCAATTCGCCTCTCGGGAGCGGTATCATCACGTCGCGAAAACAGGTTATAGATGGCAATATCCACGCTTATTTGCCGGATCTTATCCGGCACAGGATCAAGCGGAACCTCGTACCTGCCCTGGCAATACGCATCTATTGTCGCATCCGCGTCAGAGATCGCACGTGTTACCTTGTCATCATCCACCTCGCCCGCGCCGTCGTCATCGGTCAACTGGATGAGCACAGTCTCATCCAGTTGCTCAAGTATGTCTGCCTGTACGCTGTACGCCATTTACTCCTCTTTACTTTTTTGCTGATTAATCAGTTCCTGTAAATCAGCCTTTTTTGCCTTGGGTGAATACTCGATTCCGGCCTTATCAAGCAGCCTTTTCATGTCGGCAACGGTCAGGTCTGGGATGTTATCCCCCTCATGCATAACCGCCGATGAGAACGTGTCCGAGTCAATACCCTCCGGCCTGTTATCCTCTTCACAAATAACCTCAACATTCAGCATGGGCTCAGCCTTCAGTATTTCCAATTCATCTTCCGAAAATCTGCCATCAGGGTATTCAACCGGCCCCTTGGGATGCGCAACCCCACAGCGTCTGAAAAGATGTCTCTTGCTTTTTATCCTAATCATTTGCTCCTCCTTATTTTCACCGCTAAGGCGCAGAAAATCTTTTAAATTAAAAACTTTGCGTGCTTAGCGCCTTTGCGGTGAATAAATTAATTATCCCAGCCCTGTAGACCCGTAACTCATCTGCCACAGGCCATATCCGCCCGCCACTCTTGCCTCAGCGCCAAACCGGAATTTTTTGCGCATAAACACACTGTCCGCTTCCTCTCCAACCTGCTGCACAAAAACCGGGGCCTTGCGTTCCTGGTAAATAAAGGGTTTAAGCGGCCTGTTTGTCACATGCAGAAACCACGCTGTCGAGCTTTTAAGTCTGGGGTTAACAAGCACTTGTGCGGTGCCGCGATACGGGTTCGGGCTCTCATCCGTGAGCTTCTCATTTTTACAGATCAGTTTTGCCGTAGCCTCAAGCGCCGGAGGAACTTCCAACAGATCAGGAATCAGCGCAAGCGGTCTGCCTTCGTCGTCTGTAAAACTCATAATAGCAAGCCTTGCAGCGCCGTAGCTTGCGGCAGCGGCAGCGGTTGTGGCGGCAGAAAGGGCTGCTGTGCCCAGGTTGCTAACGCTTGATCCAGCCACGTCATGATCAGAGTCATAAAAATACTGGCCGTCATAGCAAAGATTTGTAAATGCGTTGTTTTTTAAATCAGCGTCGATCTCATCCGGGAGCTGCTTTGAAGAATAACCGGCGTCTCTGGCCTGCGGCTCATATATACCGATCTGATCATCCTCGATGTCATTTCGATCAACTTCAATCGTAGCCTCATAGTCATCATTGACGACCGTATATTTAAAAGCCTCAAGCGTCTTCAGAACTTTATCCCCCAGCCATTTCCGCATTTTTGGAAAACGCGAAAGCCAGGAATAATCATTCTGGCTCGATCCGCTCGGCACCTTCATTGTGGTTTTTTCCCACAGAGACGGCGCAGCATCAAACGCCTTGTTGAAAGTGGTCTTCAAATTAATGAAAACCGCAGTTAAATTGCTCTTATTGACTATCATTGTTTTTGCCCTCCTTTAAAATTAAATTAAATGTATTCTTACCCTTTGCCCTATGCGCTATGCGTTCCTACGCCGCAAGCAGCTTTTTCTGATACTCTATCCAGGCACCCAGCATAATCACATCATCCGTGCCCAGGGTGCCGTCCTTCGGCTTTATGGTCAGCTCAATCGCTGCCGGATATGCCGTCAGATTTGCCAGCGCCAAGTTAAGAGTAACCTCCTGTACCGTCTTGGCCGTGGCATCGCCTGTCATTGCGCCGGTATCTCCGCCAAAGGTGTCATCAGCGTCATACAGGGCGCCCACATCATTGTTATATGCCGCAACGGTAAACTTAGTCGCATCGCCTGACGTTGCGCCTGTCTTGGCGGCCAGAATATGCAGCACCATGTTTGCCGTAACGTCCGCGTCCGGAGGCACAATAATTTTGGTTCCCACGGCTGTAGGAGTGGCATGATTATTCCACCGGATTCCCAGGCCCTTTGCCGTAACGCAGAACCCCGGCGTCGGGTTATCGGCATCGCTGAATGCGGCCAATGCAACACCGGCATCCGTTATGGTCGGCATGGGGATATTGATAATTCCTTTTGCCGTCAGCAGGCTCTGGTAAATCTCAGCCAGGGCAGCCTCAACCTCGGTTTGATCTGTAAATTTGCCTGAATCCAGAATGCTGATAGCGCTTGCCGAATGCGCGGCGCTTGTGTCAGCAATGTGTGTTGCAACATCCGCCTGTTTTATGGCGGGCTCGATATCGATCCAGGCATGAGTCGTGTCGATGTATTCTGCGATTATGCCGCAGAATATTTTATGTGTAACATTTGCGGTTAGATCAACTGTCTGATCATCCACTAAAAACACATTATCTCCCACGTTTGCCTGTGATATAGCCGTTCCGAATGTCGCCTTGAACAATCCCCTGCGCCTGATCACGCATTCCAAATCGCCATCCGAACCATCGGAATTGTCTTTTTGCTCGAGTGAAACGCCCATGAATATCTGCCCCGCTTCATCAGCGCCGTCCACCAGATACCCTGCAGCGTTAACGCTCACAAACGCGCCTCCGTAAATAACGTCGGCATCGTCAACCGGGCAGGATATCTCAACCCCTTCCCTGTATTCGATCTTTTTGTCTGCTGATAATACTGTCATTTACAACCTCCTTGTTATATTGTCCCTGTAGGGGCGGGCCTTGCGTCCGCCCTGCTTTTTATTAATTCCGGCCTGGCATACCTACGCCGTCAACCCGCCAAATTTTTTAATGTCCTCGGTTGTGTTGCCAAACATCTTGGCCACGTTAAGCACCGCCTCATCCGCGATCACATCATCCGCCTTTGTCTCCTTTGCCGGCAGCTTATCCATCGGGATAACAACCGGGGCCTTGGCCACAAATGTTTTAAACCCGTCCAGATCCCGCTCGGCATATTTTTCAGCCCAGTCTTTTTGATCCGGCGTCACCTTGCCCTCGGCCATAGCCTTTGCCACGATCTCAGCAGCGTCTCTCTCCCTGATCTGCTTCTGCAGATTATCAAACTCGGCCTTTGTAACCATGCCTTTTGTGCCCTGCTTGAGTGCGTGAATCGATGCAACCACTGTTGAGACAGCATCGCCTTCCTTTAGTTCAAGGGCCTCGATCACATCCTTTGCCACCACTTCCACCTGAGCCGGTTTTGCCGCAACCTGATTTTCCAGGTCACTGTTTTTAGCCTGGATAGCTCCAACCGCCTCAATAACCTGGTCCTCTGTGGTCTCCGGATTAAGTCCCAGCTTTGCTATGAGTTTTTTCAAAAAATCCATGTCTGTATCCTCCTTTTCGTTAAATGCCTCACCCAGCTTGGCCAGGATCGGGGTTAAATTGTTAGTCTTCGGCGCGTTAGTTAAAGCCACCGAATGCACGCCAACCAGTCTTTTATCGCTCTTTCTCACATAAAAGACGGGTGAGAAATACCGGTATTCGTTTTTGCTTACATATCCTGCGGCCTCTTCCGTCCAGGATACCTTTGCCTCAATACCCCTGCCGTCAATGTATCTAAACTCTGGTATCCACCCGGCAGCCGGGGCCTTTTCTCCTGTAACTGTCGAGTGCTCATAATCTATAACCAGGTCATTACCCCGCCTGGTAAACATAGCGACAACAGCGTCATAGGCTTCCCGGTCAACCAGATAAGACCCTTCCCCCTCAATCTCAGTCCACCCTTCTTTGAAAAGGAGGAACCATTCGGGAGCATCCTTTGCAGCCTGAATTGCCGCGATTATTATCTGTACAATGTGAGTTTTCATGTAACCCTCCTGTCATTCCGCGACTTGATCGCGGAATCCATTTAATCAAAAACCGGCCTCTCACCCTTAAACTTTTTAGCAAGCTCCTCCGGATACTTACTCAAATCAGGCTGCCATTTATTCATCGGCTCCTTACCCGGATTATATCTCCAACCCTCATCCGGCAGCTCCTCAACTCCCTGCGTTTCTTCGGCTAATCCGCGCTGGTCCATCTGTCTGACAGAAAGTGTGGTCACATAACACCGGCAGTTAAACCCG